ATTTATGATGGTGCTTCTATGGCATATCAAGTTCTATTAGAACATGAACTATCTAGGGAAGTAGCTAGGGCACTTTTACCTGTGGCTAATTATACTGAATGTATATGGAAAATTGACTTACATAATTTTTTTCATTTTGTAAAATTGAGAGCTGATAGTCATGCTCAAAGAGAAATTAGAGACTACGCAGATGCAATGTATGAATTGGTTAAGCCCAACTTTCCCATATGTTGTGAAGCATTTGAAGACTACGGACAAGATGCAGTTACCTTCTCAAAACAAGAGATGGAACTTATTAGAGAAGCGATATGGGATGGCCGTGGAAATATCGGTGAAGATTCTGAAGAAAAATTAGGAAAGCGAGAGTCAAAAGAATTTTTAGAAAAATTAAATAAAGAAGAAGGAGATCCAGAATGAGACTACCAACAATTTATCAAGAATATATTCACCTATCCAGATATGCTAGATGGGATTATGACTTAAAAAGAAGAGAAACGTGGGATGAAACAGTTGGTAGATATTTTAACTTTTTTACGGAGTGGTTAGAAGAAAAAAATGGTTACAAGTTAGAGAACGGAGAACGAGTAGGACTAGAAAATGCAGTTAAAGAATTAAATGTAATGCCTTCAATGAGGTGTCTTATGACTGCAGGCCCAGCACTCAAGAAAGAAAATGTCGCGGGATACAATTGTTCTTATGTTAAAGTAGATAGTCCAAGATCGTTTGATGAAATTCTATATGTATTGATGAATGGAACAGGAGTAGGATTTTCTGTAGAAGAAGATTACACAAATCAATTACCAGCAGTTCCAGAAGAATTATATGATACAGATACAATGATTGTTGTAGCAGATTCAAAGTTGGGTTGGGCAAAGGCATTTAAAGAATTAGTATCTTTATTGTATGGTGGTCATATTCCAAAGTGGGATGTATCTAAAGTAAGAGAAGCTGGTGCACCCCTCAAAACCTTTGGTGGACGGGCATCGGGCCCAGCTCCGCTAGTAGATTTGTTTAAATTTACAATAAATACTTTTAAGAGTTCTATAGGAAGGAAATTGAAACCAATTGAATGTCATGATATCGTATGTAAGACGGCAGAAATTGTGGTTGTTGGTGGTGTTCGTCGCAGTGCTCTTATCAGCCTGTCTAACCTCAACGACAGGGAAATGCGATTCGCAAAACATGGTGAGTGGTATACGCATAACGTGCAACGAGCACTCGCGAACAATTCAGTTAATTATAAAGAAAAACCAGACGTTGGCACTTTCATGCGAGAATGGCTCAGTCTCTATGATTCTAAATCGGGAGAACGAGGTATCTATAATGGCATGTCAGCTAAAAGAACAGTAGAAGGATTAAATGAAAGATATAAAGATGGAGATGGAAATTTTATACGAAGAAGAGATCCCAAAGATGACTTTGGCACAAATCCGTGCAGTGAAATCATTCTACGGAGTAGGGAGTTTTGCAACCTATCTGAATGCGTTATCAGACGAGAAGACACTAGCGAATCTCTCAAAGAAAAAGTTAGAATTGCAACAATCCTTGGAACATTTCAATCAACCCTTACTGAATTCAAATATCTCTCAAGAGAATGGAAACGTAATTGTGACGAAGAACGATTGTTGGGAGTATCCCTTACTGGAATCATGGATAACCCAATTACCAATGGATCTAAAAAAGGATTAGATACATTACTAAAAGAACTAAGAGATGTAGCGTATGAAACAAATAAAGAGTGGGCAGAAAAACTTGGAATCCCCCAATCCGCTGCCATTACTTGTGTCAAACCTAGTGGTACTGTATCTCAGCTTGTTGATAGTGCTTCTGGTATTCATGCCCGCCATAATCCTTATTATATCCGCACTGTAAGAGCGGATAATAAAGATCCTCTTTGTAAAATGATGAAGAAACAAGGATTTCCAAATGAAGCAGATGTAACTAAACCAGAACATACTACAGTATTCTCTTTTCCTATGAAAAGTCCAAAGGGTGCTGTTTTTCGTATGGATATGACTGCAATGGAACAATTAGAATTATGGAAAACTTATGCAGAAAATTGGTGTGAACACAAACCATCTGTTACAATTTCCGTAAAGGAAGATGAGTGGGTTGATGTAGCAGCTTGGGTGTACAAACATTTTGATTCTATTAGTGGTATATCATTTCTTCCCTTTAGTGAGCATGTATATCGTCAGGCTCCATATCAAGACTGTACAGAGGAAGAGTACAAAGAAGCCTTAAAGACTATGCCTAAAAATGTGGATTGGGCAGAGCTATCAAAATACGAATCACAAGACTACACCATAGCAAGTCAAGAATTGGCCTGTGCGGCAGGAGGTTGTGAAATAATTTAATAAGGCAAAGATGAAAAAGTTTTTCATTATTATGTTCTCAATCATATGTCTGTCAGGATGTATAACTAAACAGATAGAACCAGCAAAAGAACCAGTAAAGGAAGAAGTAGTAGAAACAAAACCAAGTTTTACTCCTTGGCCACAAGAAAAGAAGGAATATTGGTACGCAAAATATTTTCTTAGTATGGCTATGAATCCTAATGTACAAAGGATGTTAACACCAGAGACAGTATTTGATATTGTTAGATGTACTGTTAACCAACTAGAAAAGGATTATAAATATGAAAAATTCCTGACTGATATTGGTGATAGAATGCAACTTCCAAACCACATTAGTCAGTACATTTATAATATTTCATTTGCATGTTCAAAAATCGTACAAAATAAAATGGGAAATAAATTCAAAGAAATTCCCATGACACTTGAGGAATCAATTTAAATAGGTAAATTTAAATGCCCATAGAAATTAAGATAAATGAAAATGACTATATACTTTATGAGATATTGTGTGATTACTGTGATGAGGAATACATAATTAAGTATATGATAAATGACAGACCTAAACAGTCTATTGAATGTTGTCCTTTCTGCAGTAATCTGATTGAAGAACCTGTAGAAAGTATTATACATGATGAAGAAACTGGCTGGGATTGATTATTCACTAACATCACCTGCAATATGTATATGGAAAAAAACCGATGATAATAGACAGTTTAATTTTAATATGTGTAATGTATATTATTTGGAAACTACACAACGACTCAAACGGGCCGCACATGGGATTTTAAATTTACATGCAGAGGCTTATCCAGAATGGGAAACAGAGGAACAAAGACATGATCTACTTTCAGATTGGGCTATGAATATAATTAATGGATGTGAAGTATTCATAGAGGGGTATGCATTTGCTACTTCTGGTAAATCTCATGTTCGTTCTGTTGCAGAAAATTCTGGATTATTAAAACATAAGATGTATAAAATTGGACAATCATTTACATCTGTACCCCCATCAGTTATTAAAAAATATGCCACAGGTAAAGGTAATGCGAATAAAGATTTAATGTATAATACATTTTCTAAAGAATGTGTTACACCAGAGAATCTTCACAAAACTCTTAAACCAAAATCAACCAAATTAACAAACCCCACAACTGATATTGTCGATTCCTATTGGATATGTAAATACGGCTGGAGAGAGCTTTTTGTATAATACTCAAAGAAAGACACAAAAGAGAGAGTGGTATCATAGAAATAAAGAAGCAGTTTTAGAACAACAAAAGAATAGTAAGAATAAAAAGGAAAATCAGAAAAAGTGGTATCAAAAAAATAAAAAAAGATGTATAGCTAGAGCCAAAAAGTGGAATGAGGATAATCCTACAGCAAGGAAGCTAATCGTGGAAAGACATAAAACCAAAAATAACTCAAAAGGAGGATGGTCAAATGGAACTTGAACTTGATAATGATACGAGGAAAATGAGAATTCTCAATTATCTAGACTATATGGATGATAAAAGTTTACAAGAAATATCTGTAGCGTTATATAATTTGTCTATAAGAAGACGAGAAATTAGTAATAAAAAGGAGTTGTTAGATGCAACAGGAAAATAAATATGAGAAGTTGCCAAATAGTATGTATCCAAAAGTTAGGCAGCAAGTGATGGATAGGATAGCAACATTTGAAAAGGTTATCGCAGAACATGAAAATGCACAAAGAGAAGCTTTAAAAGAGATTTATAATCAACTAGAAGAAGCAAAAAATGATTTGAAATTTCTTGATGAAGTTAATTAAAAATGAAATCGAAAAAAATAATATACGTTGATGTTGATGGAACTATTTGTGATAATCCTGAGTTACCAGATTTTGCTGATCGGTCATTAGATTATAGTAAAGCAAAACCCAACTATGCTAGAATAGATACTATTAATACTCTATATGATGAGGGACATAATATTACATATTGGACTGCTAGAGGGTGTCACTCTGGAACAGATTATACAGAACTCACGCGTAACCAATTAGAGAAATGGGGATGTAAATATCATGACATACAGGTGGGAAATAAACCACATTTTGATATGTATATTTGTGATAAGAGTTGGAATAGTGAATCATTTTTTCATTATAAACTAAGAGGATTACCATGATGGAAGGGCTCAACAATGATTATAATAAAGAAATGGACTGTTGCCTCCGTGCAAGTAGTATACTATATGCCAGACTATTTGAACTTGGTGAACGAATTCATCTGGCAGACACGAGATACGAAGCCGAACTATCCGCGGATAGAGAAATTTCTAGACTATTGGGACAAAAACATAGATGGGCCCATTAAGGAAGTTTATATACATGATCATGATGAAGCGAAGATTAGACACGTTAACAGAATATTAAAATTTAACTAATAATAAAATAAATGTTCAACATAAAATATTGTCCAACTTGAAACTACTATCCTCAAGCAGTCAGTTTGTCTGCCGCAATAAATCAAGGTCTACCAGATACTTGTGAAATAGAAGAGGGGAGTAAAGGCCAATTTGACTTATTCCATAATGGGAATATATTACTTTCCAAAGCCGCTATGGGTAGGTTTCCTACAATAGAAGATATAGATTATGAATTGATCGAATCGTTATACAAATAAAAGATTTTGACTGAGACATGATTTAAGCACTTGACATATGCAGAAATATACAGTATAATAGTCATAGAAGATTGGTTATGTAAGCTCTGTAGGTGTTCCTGTATGTTTTTTATAATACATTTTATTATAGACCCAAAATAAGTGTTATCAGACACTATTCACAATAAAAACATAAGGAGTTAGGTAAGGGCAAAAATGTTAAAAACGGTACTTATAATTATGGCGACATGGATTGTTATTG